AGATGTAATTCCACTTCTTGTAGCCGCAATCCAAGAACTTAAAGCAGAAGTAGAAGCACAAGCAGTAGAAATCGCAACCCTTAAAGGACAATAATGGATATTTATAGTTTCTTTTGCGGAGTGATTACAGGACTAGCAACACTTCAACTCTATTATTCATTTAAAGGAAAATAAAATGACAACAATCGACATGGTTACACCAGAAGAAGTACAACGCTCCTACAATTCCAGCATGGATTCAGTTAACCTACTTAACGCTGGTAAGCCAGCAGAGATGTCTGAAGAAGATTGGGCTGAAACAGTTAAGCGTAATAAAGAACACCTTGAAATTCAAATTGCTAAAGGTGATTATTATGCTGGACATGATTTAACACCATTTGAGAACGCTATAAAGTCTTAATATATACTATTACATGGGAATAATCCCTAAACTTTAAAGGACAAAAATGAACTTAATTAACCTTTCTCAAGAACTTGTAGAAGCTATTTTTCAACATTTAATTAAAAAGCCTTATGAAGAAGTGGCTCATTTAATTGATCCATTGAAAGCCCAAGCTGCCCCTCAAATTCAAGCTGCTCAAGCTGCTCAAGCTGCCTCTACAGATGCTCCTGCTATTGTAGATGCTCCTGCTGTTGATCCAGCAACTTCTACAGTTCAATAAAAATGTCTTGGGAAGCTGTTTTCGCAGGGTTAACCCTACTTTATTTTATAACTAGCGGTTTTATTGGTTATTGGACTAATAGCATCGCTAAAAGTCAAGATAATTTAAGTAAATCCCAGGGGCAATTAGCCAAAGATTTAAAAAATCTTGAGGTAATGCTTCCCAATTCTTATGTAAAAAAAGCAGATTTGGACTATAGATTATCTAGAATTGAGCATATATTAGACCAAATTATGACAAAACTTGACAATAAAATGGATAAATCATAATGTTTAAAAAGATTTGTGCTTTATTAAGTCGAAAAGTTGAACCATTATCTCCAGAGCCAATGTTTCCAATTAAAAAAAGACCTACAATCAAAAAAGCAACAACCAGAAGTGTTGCCAAAAAATCAGTCAAGCCACCAGCAAAGAAAGTGGTAAAAGATGGTAACAAAAAGACCACCAGTAAAAAGAAGTAGAGTAACTACTAAATCCAAAGACAATATTGATAAGGCAATTGACCTTATAAAATGGGTAGATAACCCCTTTAAACTTTTTGCAGTAATACTATTATCCATAGTATTTTTCATTGGGTATTTTGCTTGGGATAGTCGACAAACCATACTAACAGCTATTTCCAATACCAATACTATTCCCAAATTAAGAACCCAGGCTGAAATATTGCCTATATCTCAGAAATTATTACAAGATTTAGATGCCCAAGTTGTAGTAGTAAATGAAGTAAATTTAACCACCAATCTCAGAACTACCATAGTTGCACTTTCTCAATCAGAAAGAAATCATGCTATGGAAGGTGTTGAATCTACCTTAATTTCCCCAGATCAAGGAAGAAATAAAGCTATAGTGGCAATGATGGCTGGAGAGGTCTATTGCGATGATTACAGCCCAAATTCTAAGGTTGGAGCATGGGAAGCTAGTCTAGGTGTCAAATATATGTGCCGAGGCTCTGTACCACCGCCTATGGGTCAATTTGCTGGTTATGTAGCTGTAGGCTTTAAAGATAAGCCAAATGATTTGACAGCAGCCAAAACTAGGATTAATTTAGCATCTACACAAATGGCAAAGTAATATGGATAATGAAAGATTATTCTGGATTATTTTAGGAATAGCTGCCTGGTTATTAATTGGCTATTTTATGGGCGCATTTATATGAAAATTTTAAAAGATATTTTGACTGAAGATGACAATACTACTTACTGCGCTGCAAGAGTTTGCTCTATTGCTTGCGTATTTGGTTTTCTTGTTATTTGCCTTATTCATGTTTGGCATGGTGGCACTATTGATTTTGATAAGTTGGGTTTGGGATTGGCTACTACGCTTGGTGGGTCTGGAATAATGATTGGTGCTAAAGCTGCCACCCAAAAAACTGAATAATGTTTATTTCAACCTATATAAAAATTGCCATTTTTCTATGTATTTCTTTGGGAAGTGCATACATTACCCATAAAATTGATGAATCAAACTATTTAGAGCAGGTTAATGACCAGATTAGACAAGCGGTTGAGCATGAAACTCAGGTAGTAAATGACCAGGCTGCTATTAGTCAAAAAACCCAAAAGGACAAAGATGAACTCCAAAACCGCTATGATGTTGCTATTACTGAACTTAGGGGGTTGCGCCAACAATCTGCCACCCAAGGAAATGAACCCACCACCCCTTCAATATCAAGTAAAGGACTCAGATTACTTGAACCAGATGCTGAAGTTCTTATCGGATTTGCAAAACAATGCGCCAATACCGAATTAGAAAGAAATGATGTCATTAATAAATATAATGCTTTAATGGTGAAATAATGGAATATTCTAAAGATGGTGCTCACCTTACTGAGCAATTTGAAGGATGCAAACTTACTGCTTATCCTGATCCTGCTACTGGTGGCGATCCTTGGACTATTGGTTATGGGCATACTGGCAACGATGTATACCCAGGCTTAACTATTACCCAAGAACAAGCTGAAGAATTGCTTATGAAAGATGTCCAGAAGGCTGCTGCTGATGTCAATGCAAAAGTAACTACCGATATGAACCAAGGCGAATTTGATGCCTTGGTGGACTTTGTATTCAATTGTGGTGCAGGTAACTTTAATGGCTCTACCTTATTAAAAAAAATTAATGAGGGAGATATGGAAGGCGCAGCCCAAGAGTTTGATAAATGGGATATGGCTGCTGGTAAGCATTTGGCTGGTCTTTTAAGGCGCAGACAAGCTGAAACTGCGGAATTCTTGTCCAACCTTGCATGAGTGCTGATTATTTTGATGATGCCTCGGATATGGAAGAATTACATAGAAATCTAGCAATAAAAAATATTCGAGATCAAAAAAAGAATCTTTTTAGCGGTCATTGTTTATATTGCAATGACACTATTTCAGAAGGCAGATTTTGTAGTCAAGAATGCCGAGAAGATTGGAAAATGGAAGAAAACTTAAAGAAAATCAAAGGCTTGAGATAAGCCCTGCAAGCTGTATTATTTGCATTAAATAGACTCTAATTTCTTGATTTTTAGCAAATTGATCGGCATTATCGTTAATTTTTTGAGCAATGCCAAGACTGTCAATTAAATCTTTAAATTCTTTATCGGTAATAAGCCCAGAATCAAATTGGGCTTTATATCCTTTGGCTTCTCCAGCTAATTCTTGAATATTCATCTTGGCTTATTTCCAGTAACTTTTTGAATTGATTCTGCGCTAGATTCAATTATATTCATCTTTGCTTTGCAATAAGCTGGGCTTGGGTTGTCAATCTTATGTAAACCATCCACCAACTTGTACAAGTCATTTACCAAGGCGATTTCCTGGTCATTGTCTGGAAGATATTGACTGTAATTTTTAAGTTCTAGGGTCTGTGTATACATAATGTATACATTTAATTTTGAGCAATCAACCAATTGAGCCTGGGTGCGAATGCGGTTGACATAGCTATATTCTATAGGGTCAAAGCTGCCAATCATTAAAGAGCACCCAGATAACATAAGAATTGGCAAAAACTTAATCATATATTCCAGCTTCCATTAATTTTTTTCTTAATCTTTGAATTTCTGCTTGCATAATTTGTAATTGATGTCTTAGCATGGATTCGGTATCTTCTTTATCCATAACATTAGCACCGCTATTGACAATCACAACTGGTTCAGTCATAGCTGCAATCCGATCTTCTGAGGTAAATGTAGTCATTTTTTTTGCAGATAAATCATCAGCAATATTGCAATCATAAATATCCAAAAGATGATTCCAGTAGTCAATAAAAATCCAAAAATCAAATCCATAATCATTTTTTTGCTTTCCTGGCGGCAATTTCTTGCTGCAATATGTACCAAAACTGAGATTTAATTATCATGCCCATCCCCCTAGTCTAATGGCAAATCGCATAGCCGATAGCAATACTACTGATGCAATCACCATTATTGCAATAGCTACCTTATCTGCCCAGTTATTCTGCATAATTTACAGTATTAAAAATAATGTTTTGAATAATTACATCCATTTCAATTGCGGTGTCATACAACTGTTTTCTACCTTGAATTTCAGGATTTGCATTTAACATTTCTAATCGGTTGGTTAATTTTTTAAGATCAATAATCTGTTGACTAATTTCTGTGTTCATTTTATCTGTCCTTAAAGTGAATGAATATTACAAAAATAAAGCCAGTAATTACCACCAGGGCAAAATACATGGCTTCATCATTGCTCATTTAATTCTCGCTACTTTCGCTTGTTTTAATGCTTGCTCATAGAGTTCTTTGGCATGGTCATCCAAATTTCTTAATGGCAAATTTTGATAATACTTCCATTTATCTTTGTACTCTTGGAGTTCAGATGGCGGTATCCAACCATATTGATTTTTCCAGCGCAAAGCAATGTCAGTACCAGATGCTGTCCATATATAAGGTGTTCTCATGATTTTCCTTTAAATTGATAAAGCAAACATACAACCAAAAATAATGCCAAAAACTAAAACACCAAGGGCTTCGACCCACAAAGGGATATTCCAACTGTCATAAAACATATTAATCTCCTAATCTTGACTGTGATTTATTAAGCATGGCAAATACTTGATTGGCATTAGAAGCAGCATAGTCTGGACAAACTGGATATTCATTTCCATCGCTGCGAACTGCCATCCAACAACCAGGGATTGATGCCTTTACCCTGGGATTATATTTTTCAGGTACTAAGTAAACTTCCACTATTTTCATGATTGACTCCTTGGAATTGAACCAACTAAATTACCTTCCATTACTTCAAAAATAATTAACTTTGCTCTATTCAAAGACTGTCTGGCTCTTTCATCCATGCCAACAGCAATTTCTTCCTGGGCATCACTCATAATGCTGGCAGCGCACATAAGAGCACCAGAAAATTGATAGCTAAGAGATTCTTTGACGCTTGATAAAAAAGCATCTGGATCACAACCATACATTTGATTTACTTGACTCATTTTGATTTCCTTTCGTGAATAATCAAACTACATAAGAAGTATTACATAGATGTATTATAGGCACAAGTATTATTTTTACTTGTTGCTTTTTTGCATAGGGTGGAGTCCCTATCTCTCACGAAAGGTCTGGCATTGCACCAGAAGGTAATTTTTGGGTGTACCACTCCCAGAAATAGGGACTCCAAGATCATTTTAGCTTAAAAAGGAATATCTTCATCTAAATTGGTTAAATTAACACCCTTTTGAGGGCTTTGAGAAGGTTTTGAATCTTCTGAAGGCTTACCCCCTAACATCTGCATTGTGCTTCCTATGACCTTTGTAGAGTACTTCTCGACACCAGTATTCTTGTCGGTATACTTCTCAGTCTTAAGTTTGCCTTCAACATAGACTGAACTGCCTTTTTTGAGGTAGTCACCAGCGATTTCAGCCAGCTTTCCAAAAAAGACTACATTGACCCATTCAGTTACTTCTTTCTGCTCACCCTGCTTATCTTTGTATTTCTCTGTACAAGCAACTGAAATATTGGTTACTGGGCTGCCATCTGG